AGGTAACTGTGCTTGTAAAGCCATCCTTTAAGATTCCCATGAGTAACGCAAACGTCTAGGCAGGTAAGCCTGAGACATCCACCTGCTCGCACGAACACTGTTCAACAAAACAGGCTGAGAAGCAGGAGTGTCTTCAAACCTTGCCCGAAGGTTCTCCAACTCTTGAATAAACTGTGCGTAATATTGTTGCCCCATCGGAGCATCCTCTTGCTGCTGATACGACCTGTAAATAGCGTACAAAGCGAGAACACTGCTGAAAGGATCAGGCAAATCAGGTGTGTTAGCGTCAGCTATAGCCGTGCGATTAATAGCCGTTGTGCCACCAAATTCTATGGGGTTACGGTAGCCACGCAAATAAATTGTTTTAACACCGCTCGGAGTTGGATACAAACGAATAACCTGGTTGCTTACCCCTGCGCTGGCGCTGGAACCTGAAGCCCACATGGACCAGTACCAAGGGTCACCTGAAGTGTTCGAGTTCAACGGGTAAATAATGTCACCCGTGTCGTAGCCTATAAATTCTAAAATATGGTCATCTGTTTTCAGAGAAGCCACTTCACGCAAACCAACGTTAGATGGCGCTGAAGCTCCTGAGAAAGTAACACCATCGTGTGTGATGCTAAGATTGGTGGCTACATCTGCGATCGGGTAATCTTTCTGATTTCCAACAGTGTCGAAAGTAACAGCAGCCTCGTAGAAAGGCCACCGTTTCTCCGAGTAGACGATAGCGTTGTACCCTTCGCGGATAAACGTGTTCATCGTCGAATCAGAAATGTCGTTTGTTGTTATGTCCACTATGTCACGGACATAGCTTCTCATACTGCTTAGTTGCAAATTAAACCCCTACTCGGTTTCAGGTTCTGTAACCTTTTCAGTAGGTGTTTTCACAGGAGCAACAGGGCGGACTGTGGTGTCCGCTACTCTATGAATGTTACGTGATGTACCAACAGTTTGTGGTCGTGGTGACGCATCGCGAAAATTGGTGCCAGCCGACGGTTCCCCGTAAGGTCTTGCCCCTTTTTTGTATGCGTCTGCTCTTTCATATCCCATGTTGAACTCCTATGAAAACTACCCCTGTGCCGTCAAATTATGCAGGTGTGATACCGTACATGTAGCCTTGACGTGCGCGATTGCTCGTTGTTAACTGGCCGTAGCACAGTAGCTGTGAGAATACCGCATCTTGGTTGGTTGGGCGCACGAACGGGGTTGGTTTGAACCATACGTCGCTGTGGGCTACCAACTGAAGGTACTTGGTGTTAAGCATATACATTTTGCCTTCACCTAATAGAGTACCATCAAATGTTACTGGACATCCCTTGAAAAGAAGGTTCTGGAACCCACCGTCAGCCATGTCGGTGTCGGTGTACCTGATCTGTCCTTCAAGAAGACCCTCGTATGTTTCATACTGGGTTTGTCCTGTGATGATGATTGTAGGCTGGTCGTTACCAACTGAACAATCATTGTAGGTTTTAGCCATTTCAGCTTGAGTAAGAGCGCCACCTACGTTGTTAACTTGTGATCTCCACCACGTGTTATCAGCGTCTGTTGCGTCGATACCAGCTAAAGCTGCTGAACCGTCATCGTTGCCTAGACCGATTAGAGCCGATAGCCCCATCCAGTCTTTACCACCATTGCCTGTGCTGTTACCGAAGAACATGGTGTTCATGTTTTCAATAATTGTTTCTTGAGTTTGGAAAATTTTTCCTTCAAGAAGGTCAATGATTTGTGCTTCGCCATTGTTTTTGGCTTCTTCAATACCGTTGATTGTTACTGTAGCAGCGTACTGTTTCCAGTCGTACTCAGCGGCTGTGATGCCTGTCTGAGCAGTCGTGGCTATAGTATCAGTGCCTGAGTAAGAACCAGCGGTTGAGTTTGTTCCATAAATAATTGGAACGACGATCTTCGCACCACCTGAAACACGCCTGATTGTCTGACCATTTGTCAAAGCGTAGAACAGTGGTCTAGCCGTGAAAATGTTATCAGTTAATTTCGGGACATAGTTTTTCAGCGTGGTTGAGAGAATCTCGTCAAAGTTAGCGTTTCCTGCCGCCATTTTGTTTTACCTCACTAATAGTTTATCTATCCGCAAGTTCCCGTTTCGCTTCAGCGTAAGCTTCACGAAGCGAGCCAACATTTTTAGGAGTGGTGTTTGTAGACGAACCAGTTTGTTTAGAACCCGTCGGTTCAACAACACCTGCGTCACGTTTAGCTTCAGTGCGTTCCTGTTCTTTTTCCAGTTTCTCTGCCCGATCAGCAACATCCCCGTACCGCATGTGTGTTAACGCAGCTTCCAGGTTGCCTATCCGATTGCTCAGAGCGTGTTGGTAAAGTTCAGACTCGTCAAAGTCGCCGTACCTCTCTTTTAAGTTGTCAACTTGCTTTTCCATTTCATTACGTCTGTGTAAACGATCTTGGGCTTCCAACCTTGCTTCCAACTGGGCTACCCTTAGCGACGTTGGGTCCTCTGCCTCATAGTCCGAATCGTAAGATCCGTCTGGTATTGGCTGATTACCAACCCCGAAAGCGTCGCCTAAAGCTGTTAGCGTGCCTGCTGGATCTGACTCCAGTGCGGCAACTATCGCTTCTGCCTGTTGCAATCGTTTACGTTCGGATGCCAGTTCCTGCGTTTTACGGGTGTAATCCGACTGTCTCTGGTATCCATCCCGAAGCTCATCGAGGCTGACCTCTTGCTCCTCCCCATCCACTTTCACGGCATAGGTGTCGCCAGCAGGTTCCTCTTGAACCTCAACTGAAGATTCTGGAGTGTCCACCTCAGTGGATTCCGTTACATCTTCTTCCATATTCTGTTTTCTCCTTTGGAGTCCTAAGGGTTGCTCCTATAATCACAGGATTTAGTGTCCCATGAAAACTGTTACAAAGCGCCTAAATCCATTCCCATTTGACCTTGGAGTTGAGCTAACAACTCTGGGGGAACGCCGCCTGTTGGCGCAAAAGCGCCTAAATCTGGGTTTTCAGGGATGGGCGCTTGCGCCCCCCCGAAAGGGTTAAGCACCCCGCCTGATTCGGTTTGAGCCGCTTCAAGATCTTGAGGTGTTTGTTGCCCTGGTTGTATTAAGAACTTGTCAGGGTTTTTAACCCCGAAACCTGTCTGTAACACGTATTTAGCTAAAGCAGCAGGGTCAATGACCACACCCACCAGCGGGGCGACAGCGTTCATCAACGACACTGCCTGCTGTTTTCGTATAGTTTCATTCATCGGCTGAGTTGACCCGCCTTCAACAGAGAAGTCGTACTCGCCTATAATGTCGTCGCGTTCAAACGGAACGAAAAGATTCTCGCCGCCACGATCAGCGACCTGAGCCATCTGTTCACCAGTCATAAACTGTTGCATCAACTGGATGACACGACGTGCTAAGTGACCTATACCTATTTCAATAATAGCTAGTTTGTCCGCAGCTCTAGCGTTCTGAGCATCAGCGATAATGGATGCTTCAGTGGCTGTGCGCCTAATTTCAGGCATTGAACCACGGGCGTATTCTGACACGCCTGACACAGTGTTAATGTCTTGTTCAATAATAGCGGAATAGTTGTAAATCTCAGGAGATAAAGGTGTTTGAGGCATTGGTATAACAACCTCGTTTAACGACTTGTTTTCGTCTACAACAGGCACAAGCCTGCCATCTTCATCAGCTTCTAAAGCTTCACGGCCTTCAGGGCCGAAAGATCTTTCGTGGAACAAATATTTACGGGCGTAACGTTTACGTGCGTTAACCAACTGGGAGCGTGTCTTATCTAATTCCTCTTGGAGAGATTCGATAGCTTCCAGATCGCCCATCGGATAGAAGTAATCGGGTACATCGTAGTTGCGTAACATGACGAAAGGCTGCCCATAAGCATAAGGCATAGGTATCGGATCAACTAAAAACTCCTCACCGTTCTGAGCTAACACACTCATCTTGTTGTTAACAATGTCATAAAATTCAAAAATGACTGTTCTGTCTACAATGTCTTGCAAATACTGGTCTTGCTGCTCCCTGTCAGTGGGGGTGAACATAGGGTTCAGAACCGAATCGGCACCAAGGTTTTTGCGTGCGGAAGCTTTGTAACGTTTGTCTTTTTTAGCTTCTTCCAAAGGTCGGACTATGCGTTGACAAATCCACTGTGCATCCTCTAAACAGGTAGCTTCAGGGTCTATGTAAATGTCGTAAGGAGACACTCTTTCAATGAACGGCTGATCTTCAACAACCATCATCGCAGTGTCAGGAATACTCGCAGCCATCTGCTCATCTGTAGGCAAATCGCCTGCCATGACAGGGTTTTCCATAGCGAACAAATCTGTTTCACCAACAGCGTCTATGAACAGTTCGTCACGTTCAGTGTCGCTAAGGGTGCGTTCTTGTTCAACGAAATTCCAACCTACTTTCAACCAGCCGTGACCGAAGATAAGAAAATCTTTAACGGAACGGCGGAAAGGTTTACGGAAATCGTGATGCCTCCACAAATGGTTAACTACAGCTTCAACGAAAGCCGCTCTGTCTTCATCTTCAGGCTGGTTGGGGGTAACAACTATTTTAGGATGGTTAACTGAAACAGCGGGAGCTATAACGTTAACAGTTGAGAAAGCTAAATTAACTGCGATCAGATCTTCGTTGCTGATCGTCGTGTTAGGCCAATGTTTCCCACGGTACAGATCAACCATGCGTCGCCACAACTGGTCATAACCCATGTCATCACGCCAACGAGCCGCTGCCGTTATTTTTTGTAAAGTTATGCTGTGTTGTTCAGCACGGGTTTTCCGAGCCATCAGACCTTCTCTATGTTCCTGCCTTGAGCTTTCGCTTCAGCTACCAACTTGTTTTCACGTTCACGTAAAGTTAAATGCTGTTCATCTTTAGGTAACCTGGAACGTGCAGCCGCTCCTGTTATAACCCTGAGTCCCAACAATTTTTGCCGCCACTCCCATAATTCTTCAAGCTCAAGATCAGTTTTAGGCCCTTTGTGGGCTTCAACGTATTCTGCGAACTCTTTGAAAGAAGCGTCAGGCGCTAAAACAGCCACTAGCTAGGGCGAGGACCGAAACCTTCAGCGTTCCAACCCTTTAGACGTGGTTGCGGATCTACGTTAGGTTCAACTTTGCCAGTCACACCATGCTGATTCATAGGTGTTTCACGCACAGCAGTCTCACCATAACCGCCAGTCATGTGAGCGTACTCTGGGCTGTCGAAACGTTGAGCGAAATCCTGAGCGCCGCCTGGCTCCCATACAGGGTTAGCTACAACGCTTGAACCGCGTTCCATTTTGTTATTACCACCTGAAGTGCCAGATCCATCAACGTTTTCGCTGGCACTCGTGTGGGAAACAAATCTTGCCATTTGAACCTCCTCGGTTCGTATAGTCTCTAAATAATACGGTTATACTGTCCCACGCACAGTTTTTGACCCGATACGGGTACTTGGAGACTCTTTTTCGGACATAATAAGGTTCTTAAACCAATCCACAGTCCAGTAATCGTCAGCAGCGGGCGCATATTCGGGCATGAACGCATACTGGCGCATCTGATTAGACAAAGCTAAAGCCATCACACGGTCATCAAAAGGAGAACCCGACATGGTGCCACGCTCATTACGAACATAAGTTTTCAACTCGTTAACAGTGTTCCTGTCAAACAACGTCAACTCGTCATTCCTGAGAGCCATAGACAAATCGTCAATCAACAAAGGTTTAGTGGTCCTAGTTGTTTTCCAACCAAACTCCTGAGAAACCTTGTTAGTGACCTTATTCACAGAACGTTTCCTGAACATGTTAGGATACCCCAAATGACGAAGCTGCACGATTGTAGTCAAACCATGATTGTTAGACTCCACGCAACACAAAGCGTCGTTGTACCACAAACCCAACATGTGAACTTCCTCAGCGAGATTATCAGGCGGGATATGCCCATGCCAACAAGCAGCCTGCTCACCAGTACGAACATCCAACACTTGAATACACGAATAATCGCCGTGAGCTAAACCTTCAGCCGTGTCAACACCCAGAACATAAATCTGGTTACTGACTGGTCTACGCCAAACTGTGAGCATCTTCTCTGAACTCCACTACCCGTTTAGCAGTCTCCCTCATGTAACCCATAACACCAGGTTCGACTACAGTTGCCATAGCTTCCAACTTATCTAAATCAAACACAGGGTTACCTGATTTGATAAACGCCTCCTCAGGCGTAGTAGGGTACTCTTGAGCCAACTGCCAAGACAACATGGAATCTTTCTTCGATTCGTACCACGATTCATCCCTGTCTTCGGTAGCTGACCAAGGGAAAAACATTGGAGCGAACTTGTTGTTCCCTGTTTGAGAACCAACCCATGTTTCGTGAAAAAAGTTACCAGAACCATTAGCAGTAGACAAACCAATAATGCGACCGCCAACGTCAGCGACAGGTTCTATAGAAGCCCACGCTTCTTCAGGGTTTGGAAGGAACGCCCATTCGTCAACCACAACCAGCGAAGCTGACTCACCTCTTGCAGGATCGGATGCTGAAGGCATTGAAGTAATTTGCGACCCGTTATCAAACCCCATTTTCTGCTGATGCTCGACAAGCGATTCAGGACCCTTCGCGACCATCCACTCAGGTAAATGCTGTAAACCATATTTAGATTTCCTTAACAATAAAACAGACTCACGCTCTGTGCGTGAAAGATCAATAATGTTCTGATCGGGATGAAAATAAGCTAACCAAAACTGGTGAGCAGCGACCAGTGTGGTCCATCCGATCTGTCTAGCTTTCAAAGTCAAAGAATACCTGTGGTCAGCCCAATGGTCGATAGCTGTAGATTGCGCTGCACGCAACTTGAAAGGAATACGCCCATGAGCGGGATGAGCTATATGCCAATAGTTTTCCATGAAATACTTTTCGTCGCTAACGCAACGCCGCCACTCAGCTTCCTGCTGTAACTCAGTTAGACGAGACATCGAAACTCCACCATAATTGAAACACGTAACGAACATCATCAGACTCCACAGGTGTCGTGTGATGCGAATGAGTCCACCCGCTAGGAAAAACAACCAACCTGCCGATCTTAGGTTTAACCCTCAAATCATGCTCAGGAAAAACCAGCTCGCCCCCTTGAGAAACATCAGACAAAAAACAAACCCCAGTCAAATGCCTTCTGCTTAAATACCCTTCAGGGAAATAATCGGCATGAGTAGCATGATAAGCCTGACCTGTGCGATACTTCAAAATGTTGTAAGTTTCTTCCAAATTAAAAGGAGGGAACTTGCAAGCATCAGGATACTTTTCCAAATACTTCTCCAAACAAGCATTAGCGTAATTCAACACAGGGACATGAATAGGAAACAAATCAGACACATTGTACTTTTGGATAAAAGAATCTCTGAAATCTTTATTAACATTGAAACCCTCGTTGCCACCAACTAAAGCAGGTTGCCATTCTTTACTTTCAGCGTTTTTAACAACATCAGAAACATTCAAAAAATCTGTTTCATAAATTTCAACAAACATGTTTTACCCAGGGTGGTTAATCAAAAATTCTTCATACTTCTCAGGCGAATCCAAAATAATCGTAGTATACGAATAGCTACCACCATCATTCTTATCCTTACCCAGTGTAACAGTAATCGCACCAACAAGCGTACCAATAGCCACCAACAAACCCGTAATCGCTGTAATCAACTTAACAGTCTTATTCACTCCACCTCCAAGAAAATACACTCACCAGGGCAATCCTCAGCCGCTTCAATAGCGCTCTCAGCCAACTCGTCTGGGACTGTCGCTGTTCCAGCAGCCATTTGTAAGACAGGAGTGCTTTTATCTGTACGAGGGTTATCTGGTCCATACAAAGATTTCCAATCCGCTTCCTTCACATACGCTAACCCGTCGTCGTGCATGTCAAACAAACCAGGGCAAATCTCTACACAAAGCCCGTCGCCCGTGCAGAGATCCTGGTCAATCCAAACTTTCATCTACTGGAACCAAGATTGTACAATCCGAGCTAACACCCCCACCAGATACACTGTAGACGCGCCAATCACCCCCATCGCCCCCAGGATTATCCAATCTTTCCCTGACGGCGGTTTCATTGGCAAGATTCGCAGCTCTCAGGGTTTTCCAAACCGCAAACGAGTTCCTCGTCGTCGTCGAACAAATCGTATTCCTCAGATGAAAAGGAACCATCATAAACAAATTCAGGGCGCTCCCCCAACGATTCCTCACGCTCATAGTCAATCAAAAATCGAAACTTTCCAACCAGAAGGATCGCTAGAGGTAGCTGTTCTACTAGCCTCATCAACCCAACCTGATCGTATTAACTTTTCTTCCAATTCTACTATTTCATCTACCATTTTTTTAACATTCGGGTTTCTGTTCATATTTTGCCAATTATCCCAAAAAGGATTACCTTCCATTCTCTGATTCCCTGGAATGTTACGATTAAAAACAGCCCCTTCTTTTAACTGTCTAACCAAATCATTTCTTTTAGCAGCCCAAGGTC